TCGCGTCAACGTGTTTCGCAACTGCTCCAAGAAGGGGTTTTAGCGACGGATGAAAAGAATAATATCCTGGTTATCAAATCCGTTATCAATTATGTCAAATATAAGGGCCAATCCTCTGCTGAAGAGGAAAGCAGTTCCGATGATGCGGTATTCGAGGTTGAAAAGGCCAAGAATGAACGCGCAAAACGCAAGATTGCTGAGTTGAAACTAGCCAAAATGAACGGCGAAGTGTACTCAGCGGATACTGTAGAACAGGTAATGACAGAAATGCTCGTAAATTTGCGTACACAATTGTTAGGATTGCCAACTAAATTGGCACCACAGTTACAAAATATAACAAAAGAAGAAGCATATAACTTGTTAACACAAGAAATAGAGGACAAATTGTCCGAATTAAGTGAATATACGCCGTCATTATTCATGGATAGCGATGAATTAGACGATGATAAAGCGCCAAGTTAGGCGCTTTTTTAATGCAAAAAAAGGAGGTGATAGCATGAAAACGGCAAAAGAATTGTGGCAATATGTCTCTAAAATGGGCCTAAAGCCACTTCCAAAAACCAGTGTTAGCCAATGGGCTGACGATTATCGCATGCTATCACAAGGCCTTTCAGCTGAACCAGGGCGGTGGAAAACTAGTAGAGCACCATATCAAAAGGATATTATGGATGCTTTCACGCAACCTGGTATTAATCGGGTAGTGGTTAAGTCAGCATCGCAGGTCGGGAAGGCTCTTGATGTAGAAACACCAATTATGACAACTACAGGATGGAAACGTATGGGCGACCTAACCACTAATGATCAAGTTTTTGATGAAAATGGTAAGCCTGTTCGTATCTTAGCAATTAGTGAAGTATGGACTAACAGACCTTGCTATGAAGTTGAATTTTCAGATGGAGCGGTTATTGTTGCAGATGAAAAACACGATTGGAGTGTAGATACTGATAAAAAACAAAGTATGATTGTTGATACGCATACCATTAGTCAAACCTATAAAAATGGCAATCGTAATACATATGCTATTCCTATTGCTAAAGCGTTGAATTTTCGGAGTGATGCTCAATTACTAGTTGACCCTTATACATTAGGGGCTTGGCTAGGTGATGGAAACAGTATGTCTGCTCAGATTACAACTCATATAAAGGATGTTGCGATTATCAAGAAGATTGAGAAAAACGGCATTCGTGTAAATATCCGTCAAAAATCTACGACTATTTTAAATACGCAACTTGAACCACTAGAGCTTGATGAAAATATTTGTCGTAGAGGACATGACATGCGCATCACTGGTAGAAATAGTGTTGGAAGATGTGCAGAATGTGCACGCCAAAGTGCTTTAAAGTCCAAGTGGAAAGGCGTTAAAGATATTAAAGTAGACCCAGTTATAAAACAATGGGATACGATGCGGAATAAGTTAGTATCTCTTGGTGTACTTGGTAATAAACATATACCAGCGTCATACTTGATGGCATCAGTAGATGATAGATGGGCTCTTTTACAAGGGCTTATGGATACAGACGGAGCATGCTCAACTAAGGGGATTTGTGAAATAACACAAAAAAATAAACAGTTGGCAAATGATATATTCGACCTCGTAACTTCATTAGGATTAAAGCCTACGATGCACAAGAAGTGTGCAGTAGCTACAAATGGAAAAGCCGGAAATATTAGCACAGTGTATCGGATTACATTTATAGCATATGCAGATTCTCTTGTATTCGCTTTGAAACGTAAGCAAGACCGCTTAATTAATAGAACTATTTCTACAAGAAAGAGTGAATCACAACGTCGTAGGATTGTTTCTGTTAAACGTGTAGAAAATCGTGCAACAGTGTGTATCGAAGTCGATAGTCCAACACATTTATTCCTAGCTGGTCGTAGTCTTATTCCTACTCATAACTCAGATATCATGAACAATGTCCTAGGGCGATACGCTCACCTTGACCCATGTGCGGTCATGATGATTCAACCGACTATTGAATTGGCTCAAGATTATTCAAAGTCTCGTATCTCTCCGATGATCCGTGATACGAAAGTACTATCACAAGTATTCTACGAAACGAAATCAGAGGACGGCGCCAAGACAAGAGATGGAAAGAATACAATCTTATCTAAGTTGTTCCCTGGTGGTCGTCTTATCATGTGCGGTGCTAATAGTCCGGCTGGATTGGCATCACGGCCTGTACGTGTGCTACTAGCGGACGAAGTAGACCGCTTCCCTGATAGCGCTGGCACAGAAGGTGACCCAGTAGACCTTGCCGCCAAACGTATGACAACGTTCTGGAACAGGGTCATGGGGTTATTCTCCACACCAACTAATGAAGGTAGCTCACGAATCGATGTAGAGTATCAAACAGGCACACAGGAAGAGTGGCAACATGAGTGTCCTAATTGTGGTGAGTATCATTTGATACGACATACTGAGATGGAATGTGAGACCGAGGAACATAAGGATGCTAAAGGTCGGAAGATTGTGGTAGTCAGTGATGTGAAATGGCGATGCCCTGATTGCGGCTCTACATTCTCTGAAGATGAAATGCGAAAAGTCCCTCAAAAGTACATATCGAAAAACCCTGCTGCGTTGCATAATGGCATACGCAGTTTTTTTGTAAACGGATTTACTTCACCTTGGCTAACCTGGAATGACATCATGAGGGAATGGCTAGAGGCTAAAGGAGACCCTACTCGTGAGAAGGTAGTCATGAATACGCGTTTCGGTGAGTCATACGCACAACAAGGCGCATTCGAAGACTATCAGCAATTTATTAGGCGCCGTGAAAAGTACGGCGCAGACCTTCCTGATGGTGTATTACTGCTAACAGGTGCCGTCGATACACAAGACAATCGGTTGGAGTATGAAATCACAGGATGGGGCTATGGTGAAGAATGTTGGGGCATCTGTAAGGGCGTTATCTTAGGCCAGCCTGATAATAAAGCAACATGGGATGCACTTGATGCGGTGCTTGATAAGGTATACCGATTTAAGAACGGTACAGGTCTTAAAGTAGCCCGTGCTTTTATTGATTCTGGCGGTCACTACACGTCAAAAGTATATGAATATTGTGAAAAGAACTTCAGCAAGCAACGATTTGCCATCAAAGGTACGGCCGGAACTCCTGGCATACCTTTGAACTATAAGATTGGTAAAGCTTCCGGAAGTAAGATTCCGCTTGTAATGCTAGGTGTTGACGATGGGAAGCAACAGGTAATGAACCGATTGGCTATCGAAGAACCTGGTGCTAAATACTTTCATTTCCCATTGGACGAAGAATTTCTAGGAACTAGAGGGTATGACGAGTTGTATTTCAAGGGAATTATTTCAGAACACAAGAAGAAAGTAAAACGTAAGGGCGTTATTCACGAGATATGGGAACCTACTGCAGGAGTTCGTAACGAACCTTTGGACTTACGCGTATACAACCTAGCTTGTATGAACTCAATTCATCCTGATTGGGATAGATTGGCGGAAGTAGTCAAAGGCGGAGGCCATTCTACTACAACAGTGACTAATACGCGGAAGAAACCAATGAGAAAACGCGTTCGTAGAGCTAGTAAAGTAGCAGATATTTAGGAGGATGTATGGCAACTAGTTATTCAAGAAAGCCAAGGCTAATTGATGTGCGATTAGAATGGTACGTCAAAGCTGAGGAAGCAATATTGACCGGGCAAAGTTATACAATCGGAAATCGTACTCTTACAAGGGCAAATTTGGCTGAAGTAAGAAAAATGATTGATGATTTAGTGGCACGGGGCGCTAAATTACCAGATATGGACACTGATAATGGGCGCGGAAACAGGTCAAAACGGGTAGTTTTTAGAGATTAGGAGGCTAAAATGGCGAGAAAAAATAAGAAATTTAGCGCTAAAATAGGCACTCCTAGGGCTCAAAATAGCGGATATAGTGAGGGCGGTGCCTCTCATAATAACAAATCATTGAAGGGATATAATCCTAGAAAACTAGGCTATAAGGCTGATATTGGCGCAAATCTATCAACTTTGCGGGATAGATCCGCAGATTTAGCCATAAATACACCAGTCGGCACGGCTGCGATCAACACGAGTACTACCCATACCGTTGGCGCAGGCCTCAATGTATTCCCTAGACCTAAATTTCAAATCTTGGGAATATCTGCAGAGGACGCCAGAGCGTGGGCACGTAAGGTGCGTGCAGAGTTCGACTTATGGGCAGACTCAAAAGACTGTGATATTTATCGCAAAAACAATTTGTACGATATGCAAAGTATTGCATATCAAGGGTATCTCACAGATGGTGATAGTTTTGCAGCATTCAGACGTAAGCCCACTACGCCAGATATGCCGTATACATTACGGCTTCAATTAATTGAAGGGAATAGAGTAAGCAACCCGCTCACCACTTCAACGTATGCTACAGGCGACCCAACTGGGGTTGAAGCACTTAATTCAGATAACGGAAATCGCATACTGAACGGCGTGGAAATTGATACTGATGGAGCGATTGTAGCCTACTGGGTGTCTAATCAAGTACCTGGCGAACAAATTACAAGTATATTAACGTCATGGGCAAGGGTTGAGGCCTACGGAAAGCGTACAAGCATTCCAAATGTATTACAGATTAGTAACGATACTAGACCTGAGCAGTACAGAGGGGTGCCTTATTTAGCCCCAGTCATTGAAACATTGAAGCAAGTGTATCGGTACACAAATGCAGAACTTACATCTGCGATTATTAAGTCCTACTTTGCTTTATTCTTTACTGAAGCCGTTACAAACTCCGGTTCGTTAAATGATATGTTGGCCGATAATGGCGTTGATGATCCAACGGAACCAGTAGTTGATGTATCAGAGTACAATTTAGGACCTGGTACATTAAACGCCTTACCGAAAGGTGTAGACGTAAAGAGTGTTGATGCTTCCAACGCTCAATCTACTTTTGAAGTATTTAGTACTCAACTCATCAAACAAGTAGGTGCTGCACTTAACCAGCCTTACGAAGTATTGATGAAGAACTTTAACTCCTCGTATTCTGCAAGCCGTGCAGCAATGTTACAGGCTTGGGAAGAATATAAACTACGGCGTAAGTGGTTCGCTCGTGATTTCTGTCAGCCTATCTATGAAGTGTGGTTAATGGAAGCCGTAGCGAATGGACGAATAGAGGCACCTGGTTTCTTTGATGATCCATTAATTCGAAAAGCATGGTGCAATGCTGATTGGTTTGGACCGACTATGTCCATCCTTGACCCAGTTAAGGATATGAATGGTAGTACACTTCGCGTTGAAAATGGAGTTTCCACTCGCGAACGTGAAGCGGCTGAAATGACAGGGACAGACCTTGAAGAAAACATTGCACAACTTGCATTTGAAAAGCAACTCATGGAGAAATACGGCATGGGGCTAGCTGATGCGGGTAATCCTTCCGTTGGCTCTAAATCTGAAGCGAAAGGAGGTGAAGAGGATGAATAAATTTTGGTCTGTTAAGAATTTTGTAAAACAAGATGGTACCGGCCAATCTGAGTTGATTTTATATGGTGATATTTCTGAGACTTCTTGGTTTGGCGATGAAATTACACCACGTGAATTTGCAAGTGACTTAGCTAGTTGTAATGGTAACGAATTAACAATGCGCATCAACTCTGGGGGTGGTGACGTATTCGCGGCACAAGCTATCCACAATATGATCAAAGCCTATGCTGGAAAAGTAACAGCACACATTGATGGCTTATGCGCGAGTGCAGCTACAATTATTGCATGTGCGGCTGATAAGGTAATCATGCCAAGCAATGCTCTGTACATGATTCACAATCCATCTGTATTTCTAGGTGATAGCTTTGACGCAGACGGATTAACTAAAATGGCAAACTATTTGGCGAGTGTTAAACAAACCATTGCAAACGTTTATTTGAGCCGTAGCGACGTTTTAACACCTGAGCAGATAAATACACTTATGGATGACGAAACGTGGCTTACGGCGGACGAGGCGAAGTCCTACGGCCTAATTGATGAAGTAGACACGGCGATTACTGATAAGGCTGTCATGAATAATGGGATGGTTATCGTTAACAAAGTATCTTGCAAATATTCGGCCAAAAATGAAGCCAAAATCAAACAATTTTTAAAACATAAGGAGAAACCTATGACTGAAAACCAATTCATGGCAAGCTTAAAAGGTTTGCTCGGTATTTCTACAAACGAACCTGCGGAAAATGCCGCAGTAACAGCAGAACGTGAACGTGTTGAAACCTTAAACGCACTAAAAGGGAACAATGAAGTTATCAATCGTTTAGTAGATGTGGCTGTTAAAGAAGGTAAAACTGTAGAAGAAATTCTTGAGATTGTTGAAGATGCTAAGAAA